AACCTAAGAACGGATGCGAAGTAGACTGAACTTGCGGCATCCACTTACCAGACGTCGCATCCCAGACAATCGCCTGACCGTCTGTCGGAGGATTAGTGTTATCATAATCAGAAGAAGTTCTGATTGAACTGCTCGGCGTAATATCAATCCACGGGCCACCAGCGTCAGGCGCAGGGTCGCCCGTCGTTACAGCAGCCGTCGAGCGATAGAACTTGCCCTTGTGGACGACGAGCGTATCTATCTCATAGTTCGTATTCGTCCACGTCTGGAAAGAACCAACAGCCTTCCAACGCAATTTAGACATAAGGTCAGAAGGAACGTGGACGTATCCAGTGCCATCAGATTGCAGCCAGTCGCCAACTTGCAGCGTAGCAGTAAACCCGCCGCCATTCGTAAAGTCTGCCGGGACAATCGGAGTAGAAGCGGGGCCAGTCCACGTCCAGTAGAAGCCTTTATTAGTAGGCGCAGGGCCGGGAAGAGTGCCAATTGACGCCATATCCGGCCGGACGCCCTGAAACAAACTAGAAGCGGCAACCTTTGCAGCCAATTCACTGTCAGAATAAAGAACCTGAATTCTATGCGTAGCGTCAATAACTGCGATTTCTTTTAACGAATTCTCAATCGTCAGGATTAAATGACCCGTCGGTAATGTCGCAGGATTGGGATAAGCCGTTCTACGGTCAGGGCGAATAGTAATTTCCAACCCAGAGCGCGAAGGCTTCCAGCTATTCGACGCGCTATCGTAAACAAGAGCGTCACCCGTTGTCGGCCTATTTGCACCTGTGGCTTTAACGTCGTCTAATGCGTCAAGCCGCGTGACAGGAGTTGGAACAATTGCCCCACCTCCGCCACCACCCGTTCCGCTGCCAGCAAGAGGACGCCACGCGCCATTCGTAAAGACAAAAGCAACATTATTCGTTCTATCGACAATCAGTGGCGTTTTAAACGGAATTTGTCTCGGTAATGCAGCCGGAGAGCCGTCCATTGTGGGAAGGTAAATAAACCCGTCACGGCTATTCGTCGGGACATACTCATTCGGGCCAATAATCGTATTATTATGCGGGTCAAGCGTAATCGTCTCAACGCCAGCAGTGCCAAGAGAAAGCGTATCCTCTGCGGGAAAATGAATACCCGTATCCGTGTCAGCCTCATGCGCAAGCGACGGGTGCGCTCTATCGCCGTTCGGAAGCGTTGTTACACCCTTCAAATGCGCGTCAGTAGAGGTGTAATCCTTCAGCTTCCACGCGGGCGTTTTAACATTCTCAAATCCAGCAGTGCCGTCAGTGCGGGGCGTGATAGAAGAAAATTCGTCCGTGTCGAGAACTGTCGGATTATCCGGCAGTTGGGAGATTTTCTTATCGTCTGGATTAGCCATCAGGATTAAACCTTAAAATTGCGAGTGCGGTAAGGAACGCTCTCTAGCGAATTCCACCAAGCTTTCATTGCGTCTTCGTCGTCCCATATTCCGCGCATTATCAAGTCGAGCATGACTGTTGACGGGATAGAGCCAACCTTAACAACGTCGCCTAAACGCTCATTTTGCGCGTATGACATGCGGCTTTCATGTGCGTATTGCCGCAAATGGTCATCGGGCTCAGTTGTCGTAAAATGTAGTATTCCCTCATTGTCGATTGCGAGTTTCGTGCGCTTTCCAGTGGAAGCGTCGTAACTGAAATTCTCATCAACTAAAGGGCGGAATTCTTCGGCCATTTTCAGTCCTACAAATAGAAACGGCGGCTCGAAAGCCGCCGTTCCCTAATGAAGAAGTTATCTTCTGATTTAGTTGGTGTTCGTCACGATGCCGTGAGCTTTTTCGTTCGATACGACGAGCGTATATTCCGTAAGCATCTGGCTGCGGTCGTAATCGCCCGATTTCGCAAGCTCTGTGCTTTGGAACGGACGAAGGAAACCAACTTTAGCGTATTCAGGATTAATGAAATACACTGCGTTAATGCCCTTCATTAAGGCATTCGGAACAGCCGTAATTCGTCCGAAATCGCTCAAATATACGTCAGCCGCGCCGATAATCTGGCCCATCTGAGCTTCGTTCTCGTAGTTCATGCGGATTGAAGAAATACCCGTGAAAGCAGAGAACTTCACTTTGTTGGAAGCCGACATCATCGCAATCTTAGGCTTTGAACCGCCTTCGAACATTGACTGAACTACTGTCTTCAGATTGGCTTCCGAGAAAGCAGCAGCAGTGCCAGCGCCCGTCCAACCAGCAGTTGGGTAGCCTGACTGTGAGCCAGCGCCGCCAGACATTGTAGGAGCGGTTTGGCCATTTGCGACGGAGTTTGTAACAATCCACGCGCCGAAGCCAGCAAGCTTGCGGGTTGGAGCCGCGCCAGTGCCGGGCGAACCAGCCTGACCAGATAGGAGAATTACTTCCATATCTGTGCGGAGTTCTTTACCAGCTTTAGCGGTGCGGAATGCTTTCAGAGTGCGCATGCCAGCAGCGTCAACATTGAATGACGTGCCTGATACGTTGATGACCTTGTCGGAAATCTGCGTATAGTTGCCGACACGATGCGTATTGACGTAAGCCGTGTCAGTCGCATCAGCGCCTTCAGCCCGCGCATTCGTGTTATCAGGAGCAGCAAGCGCATCGGTTTGCCCGTTCTATTACTTTCGGTCTGCGCTATGACCTACTGACCATCTTGCGATGGCGGGAACCTACTTCACTTCGGTTCCTCTTGCAGTCTCCTGCAAGTTTAGACTCTATCTTCACCCATTACGGGGTCAGGCATATTAGTCGTTGGGGATAGCCTACGCTGGAACTTAGCTCTATTTTCATAAGCCCCTGCCGAAGCCCATTCGTCAACACGATTTTGTTTTCTGCCAATATTGAACCGCGCTCCACTGTCCACCCAAGATTGCATCTTGATGGTGAACCGTGTCGGCGTCTTGTATCCAGCCTGTCTGGGTTCCTCCTGAGAAACCTTACCGACTTTAATACCGACGCTTTCCAGAATTCTCACAAATTCCGGCACCCAAACGTCACAGGATTTATATCCCATATAGTAACGTCTGTTTGTTGGGTTTGAGTTGGCGGCAACAAATCCTTCACTATCCATTACGCCGACGATGAAAGAGATTTTTTCTTCCTTGCTCCAATTGCGGACATATTCGGGAATTTTCTTTTTCCCATCTGTGTCGTCAACTAGCTTTCGGCAAATCTCTGGGTCACCGCAACGCAGCGAATGATTAGGCTTGCTGCTTTTGCTAACATTGTGTTTGTGAATTGAAATTGGCCTATCAGTGAATTCTGACAAAACCTTTTTCGTAGCTAAGGCAAAATCTTCGTCAATCGTATTTAGCCGAAATGTTGGATACCCTTGATGAAGGGTAACACAACCATCACCTAAAAACACACCTAGAAGATATGCGTAACTCTTTCCTGCTGATTGACTAATCATCATCGCTTTTCCTCTGTGGGGGATGACGCTCTAAAGCCTTTCCAGCATATAGCCTGATTTTACATGAGCAACAAATTAACTTTTACTCATGATACGTGGAAGAGACGCTTTCTCTGCCGATATTCGACATAAAAGGCGTTTCTTCCGGGCTTATCCTGTAAATTACGTCAGTTAAATCCTCTCTTAGAGCACCTGAGCCAACGCCAGTTGGGTTGACATCATAAGTCTTAGTAACAGCCATTGTCTTATTCCATTAAAAGAGTGCCTTGATGGCGTCCGCTGCATCTTGCAGGGAGCCTGTTTGCGTGAGGCGATTTTTCGCAGCGCGGAAATCTTTCTGACGCGATGATATTTTGTTGGCTGTGGGAGACTGCGCTGGCGCTGGACGGACAATCTGCTTTTCCAATGGCGCGTTCGGTCTGATTTTCTTCGTGTTGGAAATCAGTTCGTCGCGTTCCATTGCCTTTTTAGCAAGCATCAACATGCGAGGGTCTACAGCCTGTTCAATCTCTTGTGGAGACCACCATTGGCCGAGATACTCGCGCATTTTAGCCTTGTCAGACTGCGCTCTTTTCGCGTCTTTCCACTCAGGAATTAGCTCTGGAAGCTTGCGTTGAGCCTCTGCCATATAGGCTTGGAAACGCTCTTGCTCTTCCTGCGCTTTTTCAGCTTTACGCTGTTCTAGCGCTTGCTCTGCCACTTGCTTTTCATAGAGCCGCTTATCGTAATAAGTCTTCTGCTTTATGAAGGCTACGGGGTCAGTATCTAATAAGCTCTCATCCGGCGGGGCGGGTAGAAACTCTTCCATTTTCTGCACGAGTAAGGGCAGAACCTCGTCGAGTTTGTTCGCCTTTTCAACATACACCGCTTTGTCTTGCTCAATCGCTCTGCGTTGTTGAGCAACTTCCTGCGTTTTGCGTGAATAATCAGCTTGCAGCATGTAACCCTTTGCCGCTTCCTTCGCTGAAACCTTAAATTCCTTGCCGTCAACTTTGACGGTGAGCATCAGGTTTTCAGTGTCGGCCTCGTCTTCAGGCTCATCCGCATCTGTCTCAGGTTCCTCGGAGAATTCCTCTTCCGTCTCCACTTCGGAAACGTCTTCGGTCGTCTCACTTTCCTCTTCGGAACCAGCGTCGTCGGCGCTATCAGGAGCGGCGACTTCTTCCGCTTGTTCAACCGGGGGCTTTTTTCGCTTTTCCGCATCTGCGTTAGCAGTGCTGGGAGCGTCAATAGCCTCAATTAAACGCGCAGCATCCTCAAGACCCATCGGGCCTTGATTGTTATTCTCATCAGACATTTTATGCTCTGGGTTGCTCTACCTATACGCCTGAAGAGCGTGAGAGTTTTTCTCTACGTTCTACTTGGGCTTGGTGGAGTTTCATGTTTTCGAATAGGGCCGTCAGCCGCTCTCGAAACATTCTCGCAGCGCGCACTTGATAATAAGCGTCACGCCTTTCATCCTCTGTCTTTAAAATTCCGCTTGCCCAATTTTCCATTGGTCTGCGTTCTAATTCGTCCATTGCTATGCGAAAAGCATCCGAAAGTAGGAAATTCTTCGCCTCTAAGCCGATACGGGTTAAATCTTCACTCATTGTGGAACCGCTGGCCCTTGTGCATTAGGTCTCTGTGGCTGTGGTTGAGCCATCTGAGCATTCGGGTTTGGTGAGTTATTCGCACCAATCTGAGCGAGAACTTGAGCCGAAGCTAATTTCTCTTGGTCAATCAAATCTTGAGCGATTTTCTGAATGTCAGGGCGCGGACGATTGATAAATTCAATTATCTGCGCAACGTCGATGTGTTGACCGTATTTACCCGCAAGGTCAGCAGCTTTAAGGATAACCTCTGCGTCTAACTGGTCGCGTTTTAAGTCTTGCTCTAGCTGCATCTGAGCGCGAGATATTGCCATCTTCTCCATATTAGAGAATGTCTCACTCTGAGACTTAGCAATCTCAACCTTTGCCAAGAGCATATTCGGGTCAACCTGATTAGCTTTAGCCGCCGCATCCTGCTGAGCGATTTGAGCGTCCATCTCAGGCGAGATATTCGTAAAAAAGCTCTCCGGGTTTTTGAAACCCATCTTTCGAACGATTTGACTTAATGTATTGGCATACTGGCTCGGCTTCACAAGCGGGTTGGAAACACCCAACATTTGTAAAATCTGCTCTTGTTTCTGAGCCACGCTAGAGAGCATGTTCATTTGGTCGGCGTCTGAACCGCGACCTAATGCGACATTCACGGTGCAATCAAGATTTGCATCCCATTCCGTCGTATCAATCGGCGTCCATTCACCGCGTAAACGAATTAAAAGCGGCTTATCCTGATGACGGCATACGAGCTTTAACAACCCCGACATGAGTTGCTTCATGCCCGTCTCGGCAAAAGTTCGCGCAATGAGTTCAATTCTCTCTTGCGAGGCACTGATTTGCGCCGTTACCGCAGCTTTAGTCGTTGATTGTAACAGGTCTGCATCTAAACCCTGACTAGCGGGGGTAACACCTGTTCGAGAAGCTTTAATTTCGTCAATATATTGTAGAATTCCCAATGCTGGCTGACCAACAAATGGCGTCGATAAGTCTTGAACCGCACCAACCGAGCGCATGCGGATTACTGCGCCGACTTCTTTATTTAAAACATCGTCTAGATTGACCTGTCCCTCAACAACGGCAGTTCGAGGGAAGATAGATTGCGCTAAACTATCTAACGTCGCCCGCATGACATGCGATTTAATCTTTTGCAAATCGCTTGTGACATCTGCAATCGAATGACCATAAACAGTGTGAGGTTCAGGGTCAGGGCAAAATACAGCAAATGGCGCATGATCGACAACCTCATCCTTTAGGACATAGTAATTGTTACCAACCGTGTGAACGCAGCGTAATTCCGCAATTCCGTCGCCGTCTTTGTCAATTCTCATGTAAATCTTGCAGTATTTGACGCGGCGCATGCTCTCGTCAACTGCATCATAAGGATATAACGCGCCTCGATTTCGCGTTCTTTCCTCTAGAATTAGGTTCCAACTATCATCCTGACCCGGCTGGCCGTGTTCAAGGATTTCTTCTTCGTCAAAACCTTGCTCAATTAACTCGGAGATTGGAACTAAATCCCTTATCCCGATTAAATCGAATTGTGTCTGCGTATCCCTTGCTCTGCGGTCAATTACAAAGCACTCAGGAGGTAACGCGCGAACACGATATTTTCTTTGCTTATCTACAGCGCGAACGCGGATAGAATAAGTGGGCTGACCCTCTACATTCTGCCCGTCGGGGGTGGCTGATAATACTTCTAAATCAGGGTGTTGCTGCATGATGGCGGCAATTTCCGCCTCTAGCAAACCTGAGAATGTTTTCTCTACAACTCTATCTTCGCTTTCAGCCCACCAAGTGATAATTCCGAGCTTCTTTAGGAGCGCATCTTTGAACGCGCTATGAAGGATTGTGAAGCCAGAATTCATCTCCTGAAAGATAAAATTTATAGCGTCCGAAGCCTGTTCCGATTGCTTAATATCATCGGCGGTTTTCGGCATAAATTCTACAATCTTATCGCCGCTGGTAAATATCCTCATCAGCGCTGGCATGATTGCAAGAATTGTATCTCTCACCTCGCTCATAACGACATGAGAACGGCCATCTTCTTCGTCGCCAAATGGCTGACTTGCGTAATAATCCGCAGCTAATCTACGAGATGGCGCGATTTCAGTATCTACGAAATTCTCAGCAAGACGAAACGCATTCCCGACGCGGGAACGAAATTCGTCATCATTCATTGGCTGATTTGTCGTTGTGGAGATTGCGCCTTCAATATCTTCTTCCGCATTTTC